ACGTCATGATAAAGCTATTAGTATGCCTAAAATAATGTCCGAAAAAGAAAAGCATATTAATAGAAAAAATACATTTTTAAAGACTTATAGAGTAAATATATGACTTTATTAGAAGTTTTATTTATTTTAATAAGTTTTTTATGTGGTATAATGGTTTCAATATTTATTTTTAGCTTTTATTTAAATAATTTAAAGCAACAAATAATGAAACTTGAAAAACAAGTTTATTATTGGTCAAGGCAGATACCAATAGTTAAACGAGGTCGACGACCTAAAGGCAAATCTGTCATAATCCACGATCGGAGGTAAAATGGCTAATGTAAAGGTCATGTCACACCACACTGGTGGACAAGTGCGAGATATGGAAGGAAATACACCTGGAGAGCTTGCTCAACAGATGGATTTAACTCTTTCTGGCACTGTAATATACGTAGATGAGGGTGAAGCGAAGGCTTCTCAGCAGCTAACTGATGGACAAGTTGTTTCTTTTCAAAGAAGCAAAGTAGCCTCAGGTAAGTAGACCCCCGTCTGCATACGAGAGAATAAGACAAGGTATGGAAGCAGTGACAGTCTGTTATAAATGTGAGTATAAACACAATTCCTATTAATACGTTGCATACAACGAACCTTGTCTAATTCTTTAAATAACCCCGATAAATTAAATAATAACAGGAGTTACTATGAATACAAGTAAAACCTTTCCCGTTAAGTTAGGTGATGTAACAGATTGTAAGGGATTACCTTTTGACTTGGAGGAAGAAAGCTACGAGATCAGAATAAAGAAATTATTCAAAAGAATATTTAATATGACAGGAAAAACTGAGTTAAATGAAGAAACTTGGAATATATTAAAAAATATGGTATTTAATCCAAACAAATTATTTGGAATAGTAGAAATTGATGGATTTATAGCAGATTTTGTTGGAAAGGATGATATAGCATTGACATTTAATATGGGAATACCAAGACTCAGAGGAAGACATATTAATTATTTAGATAGGATATATCTCAGATTACCTACTAATGGTGATATTAAATTTTATAATTCAGGAATAGAAGACGATGAAATCTATTGGCATAAAGATTATAAGGTACCTGCTTGGCATCCACATATTCAAAATGCAGTACCTTGTCTAGGTTCTTATGGAACTGAATTAGCAAAATTAAAATCTGAAGGAAATCCAATAGCATTTTTACAAACAATCCATATGTTTTTAAATACTTGGAATAGACGTTCACCTTTTTGGATATTAAATAGTACGACAATAGATTATCATATTGGTGATAAAGAGTTTAAAGCTTCGAAACTTTATAATGCTTTTCATACTAAGGGCTCATCTTATAGTAAAGATAGACAAGATTTTGTTTTACAAAATATAAATAAAGTAAATACAGGATCAATTCAAAATGATGCTGAAATATTAGTAGGTATTCTCGGAAGATTGGAGCTAGTAAAGGATAATCTCGGAAGTAATTTAAGAGATAAAATGGATATGGAAGAATATCTTTATATTCAAAAAATTGCTCAGGAGAATCAAGATAGAAGAAGAAATGACAGAGGTGTTTCAAATTCATCATATACTATAATCCATAATAGCAGTAGACATAGTGTTATCATTCCAATTAGATATGTTGATGCTAAAAATGAATCAAAATCAACTACTGATCTTACGAAAATCAGAACATCTAAGTTAGTTAATGACCTGGATTACAAATATAAGAAGGATATTCTTAAATCATTAAACTATCTTTTAGAATATATATATAGTTATCTTAACAAAGGTAAGATATATGATTTTGTTTTAGATAAGCCTGACTATTCTATTAGGCTCCATTGTCAATATTATAATTCATTAGTAGTTAAAAGAAATGAATTGTATGATGAAATGACTGCAACAAATAGTTATGGTGAGAGAATAACTCACAATTCCAATGAAGTAGCTCATACTATACCTCAGCGTAGAGATAGAAAAATAAAACAGAATCTTCGTAAACTTACTAGTAATAGATATAGAAGAATCAATAAAATGATATTAAAACATTATGATAATGAGTTTACTAATGATTTAGTTTCAAAAGCTATTGCAACAAAACTGAAGAAAGCTTTTGAGTATGAGATAGTAGAGATGCAAACTTATGATGGAAGACCAATGAAACAATTGCAAACAAGAGGAGAATTTTGGACTAATTTGAGTATGTATGAAGTAGATGAAAGGTTTGATAATATATTATCATTATTAGATAACAAATTTCCCCAAAATTTAACTGAATTAATAACACTGTATGAAAATATTAAATCAAATTTGATGCAATGTGAATCAAATCATTTAATAAGTGAATACACAAGAATAATAAGGAGTTTAAAGAACTATGGCGATCAAATTAATAATCCCGAAGAAAGTACACAACAAGTACACTTATCTTTTGAATAGGTTTAAAGACCTTGAATGGTCAGGCCCAGCTTGGTATAAAGTAAAGACTGATACAGATGGTTATCCTACTGAGTTTAAGATTCTTCATTTTCACCCATTAGATTTAGGGAGTCATGCTGCAACAGAATGGGAAGCTAAGGATTTTGCTAAGATAATAGTCGAAACTTTAGAGAAGAGACCAAGTCTTGAGAAAGCTTATTGTGGACTAATACATAGTCATAATACTATGGGAGCTTTCTTATCAGGAACAGATACAAGTACAATCCAAGATATGGCACCAGACAGTGAAGGATTCTATGGCAGTTTAGTTGTTGCTAGTGGTGGTAAAGCTTTGCATGCTTTTGGTTTTGGTTATAAAGATCAGTATAAATGCTCTCATTGTATTGAAATAGATGAGAAAAATATAGATATTCAAATACCAGGATTAAAACCTGAGGAAGATTGGATATCTGAAGCTGATTTTATTGAGAAGAATAAACCAGCTGTTACTACATCTCAAGTTACATTATGGAATCAGAATAGACATCGACAAATTCCAAATGTTAATAGTATTAGTACTGAAAGCTTAGTCGATAGTAAAGAAGCAATCTTAAGTAAATTGACTAGAAAGAAAAGAAGAATAGTTGAAGATGCTTTACTTAAAAATGATGCTGGAGAAATGACTGATATAGCTACTGAAGACTTAATTCAAAGAGCTGGAGTAAATATAACTGATACATTAGCTTTAATGGATGATGGGTTTAATTATGGACAAGTATATGGAGGTGGATATAATGGATTCTACTAGATTCTTAAGAAATAAGGATTTGATTCCTCAAAGCAAATTAAACCATCTAGGAATACTTGGATTAGGAGGTATCGGCTCACAGCTGGTACCTCTCTTATCTATAATGGGTTGGAAGAAAATAACAGGCTGGGATCATGATATGTTAGAAGAACACAATTTGAGTACTACAATGTATCCTCAGGGAGCGTTGGGTAAGTCAAAAGCTGAAGTAGCTGAAAATATATCTAATATGTATTCAGTTAAGCCTGGTAATAATGCTTTCTTTCAAGAGTATTATGATGAAGCTAGCCCCACATTACCTAAAATGATTACTTGTCTTGATAATATGGAAGGTAGACTTGTAGCATATAATAAATGGTTAGAACAAAGCAATAGACAATTTTTTATTGATTTAAGAATGGGAGCTATGGCTATGGAAATCATTACTGCTACTAAGGAGAATGATGATTATTTAGATACTTGGCTGCCTTCTCATCAGATAAGTGAAGAACCGTGTACAATGAAACATACAATCTTTACTGCTTCTATAGTTGGAGGCTTTGGTGTAGACCAAGTATTCAATGTAGTTGCAAAAAGACCTTACTATTCGTATATTTGGATTGGCTTAATGCCACTCAAAATGCGAACTGAAAATCTCATTGTAAACATAAAATAAGGATAGTTATGGATATTAATGTAAGAAAAGTATCCACTGACTGGACGACTTTACCTACTGGGTTGACTTGGTATTTTATCGGTCAACCCAAAACGGGTAAGACT